GCCGTCAGCAACTACGAGCTGGCCACCGCCGTGAAGGCCGACGGCTCGGTCGACAAGGCCTTCCGCGACCGCTACCTGAAGCCGGCCGGCCTGCGGATCGCCGCGGAAGTCGACGCGCGCATCGGTTCGATCATCAAGAACCAGATCTACAACTTCGTCGGCACGCCCGGCACCGGCCCGTCGTCCATCACCGACATCCTGAACGCCCAGGTGCCGATGGACAACTTCGCCGCGCCGCGCGAGAACGGCATGCGCTACGCTGCGCTCACCCCGGTGGCCAACGCCGCTGTGGTGGCCGGCTTCGCGACGCTGTTCAACGACCCGGCGACGCTGTCCAAGCAGTTCAAGACCGGCATGATCCAGACCTCGCTGGGCCTGGACTTCCTGATGTCGCAGAACCTGCCGGCGCACACCGTCGGCGCGCTCGGCGGCACTCCGCTGGTCAACGGCGCGAACCAGGGCCTCATCAACGCCGGCTCAACCGACAACCCCTACGCCGCGACGACCTCGCTGGTGACGGACGGCTGGACCGCTTCGGTGGCAACCCGCCTGAAGGCCGGCGACGTCATCACGCTGGCCGGCGTGAACTCGGTGAACCCGGAGACCAAGGCGGACAACGGCTCGCTGATGCAGTTCGTCGTGACTGCCGACGCGGCCTCGGACGGCGCCGGCAATGCCACCGTGGTGATCTCTCCGGCGATCATCGCCGGCGGCGCGTTCCAGAACGTCACCGCGCGCCCGGCCGACAACGCCGCGATCACCGTCGTCTCCGGCTCGGCCAACACGACCTACCGGCAGAACCTGCTGTGGCACCGTGACGCGATCATGTTCGCGTCGCCGGAGCAGGAGATCCCGGGCGGCATGGACATGGCCTACAACGCCAGCCTCGCCGACGAGGGCTCGATCAGCCTGCGCTTTGTCCGCGGCTTCGACATCACCAACAACCGCTTCATCAGCCGCTTCGACGTGCTGATCGCGGCCACGGCGGTGAAACCCGAGTGGTGCGTGCGCCGCACGGCGTAAGGGTTCTTCAGCAGAGCGTTGCCCCCGCGTCTCACACGAGGCCGGGGGCCTTTTCACAGGAGAATCCCCGAATGTTCCCCGTCAGGATGACCCTCAAGACCACGCAGCCGGGCTTCGCCGTCGCCAACGACGCTGCCGAGCTCGCCACGCTGCAAGGCCTGGGCTTCGCGCCTGACGTTCCCCTCAATGCCGCGCCGGCCGACGAGGGGGACGGCTCCTCTCCTCCCGGTGGCCATGATGTCGGACCCGGCGCGGCGCCCTCTACCGTCGAAGAGGCACGCGCGGCGCTAGACGCCCGCGGCGTCGCCTACGATGGCCGGTGGGGGCTTGCGCGACTGCTCGAGGCGCTGAATGGCTAAGGGACGCGACATCATCCGCGGCGCGCTCACCTTCCGGCTGAACAAGCTCAGCCCGGGTGAAGCCGAGGATGCAGACCTGTTCACGCGCTGCCTTGACGCACTAAATGACGTCGTGGACGAGATCGACGGCGTGAAAGCGCAGCTGTTCCGCGAGATCCTGACCGCCGGCACCGTCAGCGGCTCGAGCGGCACGATCGGCAGCACCTGGGCCGGGCTGAACCCTGGCTGCGACATCCTCGGCGCCACGGCGCAGTACCCGGGCGGCACCGACTACCCCATGGATGCGCTGACCATGGCGCAGTACGCCGACATTCCGCTGAAGACGACGGTCGGCCTGCCCAAGCTGTACGCGCACGACGGCTATGCGACCGTTTACTTCTACCCGGTGCCGAGCGGTCAGACGGTCACGCTGCGCACGCGCGCCGACTTCGCCGATTTCGCCGATCTGGATACCGACTACGGCATGCCGAAGGGCTACAAGTCGGCGTTCTCGGCGCTGCTGGCCGAGCGCATGGCGCCGACGCTGATCGGTGGCATCACGCCTGCGATCGCGCTTGAGGCTCAGCGGGCTCGAACGCGCATGCGCTCGATCGCCGTCGACCCGAAGATCATCGACACGTCTGCCGCGACGTCGAATCGCACGGCAGGCAACATCCTCAGCGGGTGGCGCTGATGGCCGGCACGCGCGTCATTCAGGCAATCGGCCCGTCCTACACGCTCAGCGACCGCAAGAGCGCCGTTCAGCGCGCGGTCAACCTGTTCCTGACGCAGATCGAGGGCGTCGGCGAGGATCGGCCGCTGATCCTCCGAAGTGCGCCCGGAATGGTGCAGTTCGAAGACATGGGCGACACGATCCGCGGCATGTACAACGCTGATGGGCGGTGGTTCATCGTGGCCGGCGAGACGTTGTACGAGATTGTCGGCTCGGCACCTGTCGTGCGCGGCGCGGTCGGAGGTTCGACCTTCGTCAGCATGCGGCACGGTACGAATCAACTGGTTGTCGTGACGGGCGCCAATGGCTACGTGCTGAACCTGACCACGAACGTCTTTGGCACCATCCTTTCGGAAGGCTGGCGCGGGTCAAACGATGTCGACCATATAGATGGCTACTTCGTCTTCGTTGCGCCTGGAACCGAGCAGTTCTATATCTCGGCCATCGATGACGCGTCAAGCCTGGATGCGCTCGACTTCAGCTCGGCCGACACTCAGCCGGACAACATCGTCGTTCAACGGGTGTTCAAGCGCGAGCTCTACCTATTCGGCACTCGGTCGACCGAAGTTTGGATCAACTCCGGTAGCCCTGACTTCCCGCTGTCCCGCTACAACTCTACGCCGATCCAGGTCGGCATCGTGGGCCGGCGCGCGCAGTGCATCGCCGCCGATACGCTGGTGTTTGTCGGGCAGACCGACCGCGGCCACGGCTACGTGTACCAGATGCGCGGCTACCAGCCGGTGAAGGTCTCGACTCAGGCGGTCGAGGAAGACCTGAACGCGGCAGGCGTCGATCTCGGCCAATGCTCGCTGTGGACGTACCACGTCGAAGGCAACGAGTTTGTCGGCATCGAGGCTCCGGGGCTGGAAACAACGTGGGTCTGGGACGCATCGACGCAACAATGGCATGAGCGCGCCAAGTGGGCCGCTGGCGCATGGCAGGCGCTCGACATTTCCGCCGTCACGTTCTACTCCGGCGCCCACTACGCAGCCAAGGGTTCCAAGGTCTTCACGCTGGATCAGTCCGCCGCGACCATCGATGGCGAAAACATGGTTCGCGAGCGCACCTGGCCGCATCTGATCTCGCCGAGCATGGAGCCGACCTTGTTCCGCGGCTTGGAGCTGCTGTGTACGACCGGCTATGGCGGCAACGTCACGCTTGAGATCAGCAACGACGGCGGCTACCGATGGGGCGCGCCGCTGATCCGCTCGCTTGGCGTCACCGGCCGCTTCGCCGAGCGCATCCGCTGGCTGGGCCTTGGTGCAGCGAATGACCGCGTGTTCCGCGTGCGCTGCTCCGATGCCGTGCCGTTCTCGATCTACGCCGCCACGCTGGACGCCGCATGACCACGATCACGCTTCCCCGCAGCGACGTTTCCATGCTGATGGATTTGGCATCCGGCATGCCGTCTCGTGACTGGTATCGCTGGGCGCGCGACATCACGGCGCGAGTCGGCGGGGTGACCGGCGCCGGCACGAACGACCTGGCCGAGTCTGCATTCGAGGATGCCGGCATCGAAGAGACCAAGGCGCTGACAGCCAGCGTCGCTGACGCTGCCGGTCAAGTGCCTGCCGGCCCGGATCTGCTCGCCTTGCTCATCGCCGACAACCAGCGGCTGAGCGGAGAAGTCGAAGAACTGCGCGCCCTTATCAACGAACTGTGGAAGTTCGCCCAGGACGCGCGCCAAGGAGTGCTCCTGTCGTGAGCGCAAGGAACACACGATGACCGTCACAGCTCGCCCGCTCGTCACGGCGCAATACGCGCCGAACGCCGAAACCACGATGTACACCGCGCCGGCTTCTACGCGGACCATCATCGACAAGTGCACGGTCACGAACGGCACGGCCGGCGCTGTGACAATCGCCATCAAGCTCGTCCCAAACGCTGGTTCGGCCGGCGCGTCGAACCAGGTTATCAGCAAGAGCCTGGCGGCCGGGGAGGCCTATACCTGTCCCGAGGTGGTCGGGCATGTGCTTGAGTCTGGCGGCGTCGTCTCTGTGCTGGCCGGCGCCGCCTCCTCCATCGTCATCCGCATGAGCGGGCGCGAGGTGACTTGATGGACGCCGTAGCTCTCCTGTCGCAGATGCCGACGCCTGAGCGGGTCGGCGCGCTCGAGCAGCAAATGCTGGCGCTGCCCCAGGTCGATTTGAAGACTTCACATGTTCTGCACGGCGGCATGTGCGTTCGCACGATCTTCATCCCGGCCGGCACCACGCTGACCGGCGCGCTCACGAACATCGACAACGTGTGTGTGGTGCAGGGCGACATCTCGGTCACGACCGACGAGGGCGTGAAGCGGCTTCAGGGCTTCAACGTCATCCCGGCCGGCGCCGGGTTCAAGCGCGCCGGCTACGCGCACGCCGATACGTGGTGGTCGACGGTCTGGAAGACGGACCTGTCTGACCTGGCCAAGATCGAGGAAGAAATGACCAGCGAGGCGAGCAAGCTGCAGACGCGCACGCTCGCCGTCGAACATCAGGAGGCCGCAGCATGTCTTTCGCAGTAGCAGCAGTAACTGCGACCGCGGCGATTGTCGGCGGTGCCATTCAAGGCAATGCCGCCAAGGATGCCGCGCAGACGCAAGCCGACGCCACCAGCGCCGGCATCGGCGAGCAGCGTCGCCAGTTCGACCTGATGCGCGAGGACTTCGCACCCTATCGCGAAGCCGGCCGGCGCGGCCTGGCCGCCTACGAGTCCGAGATCAACACGCCGACGACTGCCGCCGACGTGATGCAGGACCCGGGCTATCAGTTCGGGCTGACGCAAGGGCAGACGGCGCTGGATCGCAAGATCGCGGCGATGGGCGGCCGTGTGTCAGGCGCTGCGCTCAAGGCCGCGGCGCGCTACGGCACCGACTACGCGTCGACCGGCTTCAATGCCGCATACCAGCGCCGGCAGGACCGGCTGAATCGCCTTGCAGCCCTGGCCGGCATCGGGCAAAGCGCGACGGGATCAAGCGCTGCCGCTGGCTCGCACATGGCCGACGCTGTGAGCGGCATGCTGACCTCTCAGGGCGACGCTTCCGCAGCCGCACAGATGGCGCGCGGGAACATCTGGGCCAACACCGGCAACCAGATCGCAGCGCTGTACGGACGCAAGAAAACGCCTCAGCCGAAAACGCCTCAGCCAGAAAGTGATTGGAGCGGCTGGGGCGGCTCCGGTGATGACCCGTGGTACGGCTGAGGACAAGCATGGCTAACGCAAATCTCTTCCAAGCCTACCTGCAACCCCCGAAGTCTGTCTCGGACTACATGGCCGAGATGGATTCGGCCGACATCCGCCGCGAGCAACTAAAGGGCGCGCAGCAGACCAACGCGCTGAACGCGATCACGATGCAGGACACGATCCAGCAGCGGCAGATCGCGGCCGAGGATCGCAACGCGCTACAGCGCATTGCCGCGGGCTGGTCGGCAGACACGACGCCGGATCAGCGGATCGCGGCGCTGCGCAACAGCGGGCGCCCGGCGCTCATGAACCAGGCCGACGCGCTGGAGAAGGGCGCGCTCGAGCGCAAGAAGACCGAGGCCGAGGCCAACGAAAAGGGCTCCAAGGTCGCCGACGAGACGCTGAAGCGCTACCGCACGGCACTGGACTTCATCGACACGCCGCAGGCCGCACAGCGCTGGCTGCAGGCGCAGCTGACGGACCCGACTGTCGGCCCGATGCTGTCGCGCCTCATGGACCCGCAGCAAGCCCTGCAGTCCATCCCGACCGATCCGGCGCAGTTCTCGCAGTGGCGGCAAAAGGCCTCCATGGGCATGGAGAAGTTCATGGAGATGGCCCGCAAGCAAGGCGAGGCCGATCAGAACGCCCGCAACGACCTCGTCGGCCCGGACGGCAAGCCGAACCTGCCCGTCATCGAGGCCAAGAAAGCGATTCAGAAGGCCGGCGCGACCAACGTCAAGATCGAGAACAAGCTCGGCGAAGGGCTGGCGAAGGAAGTCGGCCCCATGGTCGCCTCTTCGTACAACGCCGCGATGGGCGCTCAGCAACAAGTCGAGAACTCCGACAACCTGATCCGCGCCGTCGACTCCAACAAGGTCATTGCCGGCCCTGGCGCAAGCCTGCGCCTCAAGGGTGCTCAGGTGGCCGACGCGCTGGGCATCGGCGGGAAGGACAACGCCGAGAAGATCCAGAACACGCGCGCCGCCATCCAGGGTCTTGCGCAAGCCACGGTCGCCGCTCGCGCCGCGCTCAAGGGTCAAGGCCAAGTGTCCGACTACGAAGGCCGACTCCTGCAACGCGCACAGTCCGGCGAGATCGACGACCTGACGCCGGGTGAGATCCGCCAGATCGCGGTGGCGAACAAGCGCCTGTCTCAGCAGCTCATGCAGCAGCACAGCCAGATCGTCGGCAAACTGCGCATGCGCGACAGCACGGCCGGGCTAGCGGACATGTTCGAGATCCCGGAGAACTCGACGCAGGCGGCTACCCCGTCAGCGCCGGGCGGCTGGTCCTACGTCGGCCCGGTCGGGGGCAAGTGATGGCGCAGTACCAGGTCCGCAGTCCTGACGGCACGCTGCACGTCATCAGCGGCCCGGAGGGTGCCACGCCCGAGCAGGTCGTGGCCGCGGCTCAGCAGATGTTCTCGGCCAGCGCGCCGGCTCCAGCCCCGCAACCCAGCGGCGTCGAGCAGGCCGGCACGGCCATCCGCGAGATCCCTCGCCAAGTCGGGCTGGCCGGGCGCTACGGGCTGGAGGGCGTCGCGCAGGGCCTGGAGATGTTCACCGAACCCATTCGGCGCATCGTCGTAAACCCGCTGCTGCGCATGGCCGGGCAGCCGGGCGTGATGTCTCTGCGCGAAGGCGCGAGCAACGCCGCCACCGACATGGGCCTTCCCGAGCCTCAGACGGCCGGCGAGCGCGTGGTGGGCGATGCAGCGCGATCGGTGGCCGGCGTGGCGACGGGCGCCGGGCTGTACGGCAAAGGCGCCGAGATGCTGGGGCAGGCCGGAGGCAAGACGGCCAACGTGCTGCAGCAGCTGGCGACCCGGCCGGGCGTGCAGGCTGTCGGCGCGGCGACGGCGGGCGCGTCTGGTGGCGCCGTGCGTGAGGCTGGCGGCTCGCCGGCCGAACAGTTCGGCGCGGCGCTGCTGGGCGGCATCGTGGGCGGATATGGAGCGGCCAAGGGGCAAGACCTGGCCGAGAAGGGCGCCGCCTTGGTTCGTTCGGTCATGACGCCGAAGCAGGCGCAGATTCAAGCGGCGGATCAGGCGATCACCCTGACGCTGCAGCGCTCGGGGATCGACTGGCAGTCCGTGCCGGCCGGCGTGAAGAGCCAGCTCCGTGACGAGGTGGCGCAGGCGCTGAACACCGGCCAGCCGCTGAACGAGGACGCGCTGCGGCGCCTGGTTGCTTTCCGCCGCACCGGCACGACGCCTACTGTCGGCATGCTGACTCAAGACCCGGGGCAGATCACGCGCGAGATGAACCTCGCCAAGACCGGCGCGAACAGCATTGACCCGAACCTGCAGCGCTTGCCGCAGATTCAGAATCAGAACGCAGCGCAACTGCTCGAGCAGATCGATCGGCTCGGCGCTGCGGGCGCTCCCAACGCGATGGGCGCCGGCCGCGAGGCTGTGGGCTCGCTGCAGGGCACCGTCGACCGCGCGCAGGCCAACATCAACAACCTCTACCGCACGGCGCGCGACACGCAGGGCCGCAGCCTCCCGCTGAATGGTGGCACGTTCAGTCAGCGCGCGAATCAGCTTCTGGACGAGGCCAACGTCGGCAGTTTCCTACCGACCGACATCGCCAAGAAGATGAACGCGATCGCCAAGGGAAAGTTCCCGCTGACTGTCGACGTGGCCGAGCAACTGAAGACCTCGATCGGCAACCTGCAGCGCGGCTCGGCAGATGGCAACGTGCGCCGAGCGCTGGGCATCGTGCGCCAGGCGCTGGACGAGGCGCCTCTGCAGGGCGCGCCGACCGTCAACCCCGGCAACCTGCCGGCCGTGCCGGGCACCGTTCCGCCGTCGCCGGTTGTCGCCGGTCAGGAAAGCATCGACGCTTTCAACGCCGCGCGCTCGGCCAATCGGCAGTGGATGCAGAAGGTCGAAGGCAACCCTGCGCTGAAGGCCGTGGTTGATGGCGTCGAGCCTGACCAGTTCGTGCAGCGATTCGTCGTCGGCAAGGGCGCCAGCGCTGCCGACGTCACTCGTCTGTCGCAGGAACTCACGCCGCAGGCTCGAGAGGCCATGCGCGGCTACCTGGCGCGCCATCTGCGCGACGCTGCCACGAACAGCACCGACGACATCACCAAGTTCTCAAACGACTCCTACCGCCGCGCGCTGCGCGACATCGGCGAGGACAAGCTCGCAGCGTTCTTCTCGCGCGAAGAGCTCGACCAGCTGCGCGCCGTGGGCGACGCCGGCAAGTACATGCAGGCTCAGCCGACCGGCTCGGCAGTGAACAATTCCAACAGCGGCGCGCTCGTGCTGGGCCGCGGCCTGGATCTGCTCGACAAGCTGGCGGGCTACGTGCCGGCGGCAGACCGAATGATCCGCGGCGTGATCCAGGGCGCGCAACAGACGCAAGTGCTGCGACCGCAGAACGCACTCGTCAGGATGGCCCCGCCGCAGCCCCGGCCGGTGCTGACCAATCCGCTACTTGCCGCCTCGGTCGTCGCGCCCGGTGATGACGGCCAAGACCAGCGCCGAGACAAGCGCCCCTAGCCAGATCGGATTGATCCCCGACACCTCAAAGAACCGATTCAGGTAATCAACCATGGCAGCATCCCTATCTGGTGTCTACAACCTGCAGAACTTCTCGGACCTGGGGGCCTTGGCTGCGGGTTTCCGACTGTACACCTACGCCGCCGGCACGACCACGCAGAAGGTCGCCTATACGGATCAGGCGGGCACCGTTCCTCACACGTATGTCAGCGACGGAGGCGGCGGCCTTTACATCGCCCTGAACTCCCGCGGCGAACTGCCTGCCCCCCTTTTCCTCACTTCAGGCGGGTATGACATCGCCCTGAAGACTTCGGCCGGCGCGACTGTTTGGTCCCGTCGTGCTATCGCCAGCAGCGATGCATCTGACTCTGTGCTGACGGCGCTCGCCGACACGACCAGCGCGGCAAACGGCCCGGGGCTGATCGGCTATGACCCGGAACTGTCCTACCTTGCCGCAACGGTCGGCGGTGCGCTGAACGACAGCCGCGCCGAAATGCTCTGGTTCATCACCGACGAAACCGAGCGCGCGAACATCAAGGCCGGCACGTCGAGCACGAATCACACCGCAACCATTCAAGCGGCGCTCGCGCTCATCGGAGCCCGTGAACTGCACTTCGGCGACTCCGGGCAGTGGAACATCAACGCGACGCTGACGCCGGTCAGCGGGCAGACGCTGAGCGGGCGCGCCAAGATCCGCGCTATCAACGCCGCTGCCATCACGGGCGCGATGGTCAAGGGCACGTCTGTGACCCGATGCGCCGTGCGCGATCTCGAGCTCGACGCGAACGCGGCCAACAACGGCGCCAACTATGGCGTTTGGTTCGCCTCTGGCACGCGCAACCTGGTCGAAAACGTGTACGTGCACGACACGGCGCAGGCCGGCGCGATCCTCGAAAGCGAGGACAGCTCGCGCATCGTCGGCGGCCAGTTCATCAACTGCGGGCGCGCGACCAGCGTGACCGGCGGCGGCGCGACCGACAACCACGGGATCATGGTCTACAGCGTCGGCGCGACCGCGCTGAAAAACTGCGCTGTGTCCGGCGCGCGAGTGTCGTCGGCCTATCGGAAGGGCGTCACGACCTACTCCAACACCCCGGGAACGGTGCTCGGCGTCACGATCTCGGGGTGCCTGGTTGACTCTTGCGGCGTCACGCCTTCCAGCGGTGGCGGCATTTACGTCGCCAACGCTCCCGCTACAACCGATCAAGACTCGATGACGCTGACCAGCAATATCTGCTGGTCGAACTACGTCAACTTTGAGATTGCCAACTGCAAGCGCGTGTCCGGTGCGGGGAACGTCTCGCGCAACTCGGTCGCACAGGGTGTTGTGGTGGACGCCTGCACAGACGCGAGCCTGCCGGGCTTCATGGACTCGGACGCGGGGACAGACGGCATCCTGTTGAACGGGTGTGTCAACGTGGCGTTGGGCGTGGTGAATGTGCGCCGCGCCAACCGAAGCGCGGCTGCAAACGGCGCTGGTCTTCATCTGGCGGCCAGCACCTACTGCACGGTGGCCTCCGGCTCGGTGATCTATGACGAGACACCGCTGCAGAAGTATGCGGTGCTAGAGGATGGCGCGTCGAACAACAACGATCTGTTCGGCATCACGACTGTTGGAGCGTTGACGGCGCTGTGGTCGATCATCGGTTCCAGCACTCGGTATGGCCGGCGCGACGGTCGAAATACTGGCGTCAACCAAGTCAATCCGCAGAACACCTGGCACATCAACGGCGGCCTGACGATTGACGAGCAAGCAATCACGCTCTCCAACGGCGCGAATCAGAACGTCACGCTGCCGAGCAACGCCGGGACGCTCGTCTCAAATGCTCCGACCGCCAACTACAGCATCGGCGGTATTGCTGGCGGGCACGCTGGGCGGATTCTGACAATCGTCAACTACACCGGCTTCAACATGACCCTGAATCACCAGGACGCTGGCAGCACTGCGGCCAATCGCATCACCGGGCGCAGCAGCGCAAACGTGGTGATTCCGACCCTCGGATCTGACGACGCTTG